GTTGCCAAACCCACTTCTATTATATCATAGGAGGGCTTTTTACTAAAGTCTTTTATTCCACCGCTTCAAGCGGTGGTTTATTTTTGCTAAAGCTACAACTAAAAGAGGGCGACTCGTAAGAGCCGCCCTCAAAATTGGTTTGCAGTAAACAAAGAAAAATGCATTGTCAAGTAAAAGCGAATTTTACTTGACAATGCATTATAAAAATTATGTTTATCCTTTCTGAGGAATAGTTTTTATTTGGATGAAGAGCCACAACAGCGCTTGTACTTTTTTCCCGAGCCGCATGGACAAGGAGAGTTTCTGCCAATTTTACCAGTACGAATCGTAGCATATTCTCGAGTTCGCCACGCAATTAATTTTTTATCGATTTTTTAATGGTAGAAAGAAGCCCATATTGTTGCAGGCAAACTACCATTGGCTAATGTGGTGTTACCATCAGCATTATAATCAACAAAGCATATAAAATTATCGTTTGTAGGAGTTAATTCTTTACACTTTCTTCCGTCGTTATGGTAAACATTAATGTATAATGCATCAGCAGGCATGTCACCGTGTTTTTGAGGAAAAGTTGGTGATGCAGGGTTTTTAACAGTTAATAGCCAATCTATGGCTTGATCTACTATGGTTAATAAATCGTTGCGATTATTTGTGTCTGAGACAAATAAATTTGCTCGTAAGCGTTTTCGATCTTGTGTACTGGCATTTGCTATGTTGTTAATTTTAAATTTTGCGGAATTATAGTTTGGAAAACAAAAATATTTTACTTCATTAAGGTCGATATCTTCTGTTGAGGGTGGAAAAATAAGAAACTCTTTTCGGTCAATGATTTCAGAGCACACAATATCCATTTTCTTTGTGCCAGATATAATATCTAAAATATCTTGTTTTTGATATATAATCCAACCATTCATCATTCTAGGGTTGCTAAAAGAAAACAAATATTTGTTATAATCGGAATGAGTATTATAAACTAAAATTGAAAGAAGTGCCGCTATCTGAGCGAGATAACCTCTATCTGTGTTTTCAACCTCTAGTTCAATGTTTAATTGATCAAGATTTCCGGTGTCACTTATACTTGAACAACATATCCCAGGAATACTTAATCTCATTGCAAGAATAGCAAATGGTATGTATTCGTTTTTTGTTTCGTCTATGCTAATTAAATGCATGTGAGCATTCATAAATGTGCTTAAAGCTAATAATACAGCGCTTGCAGTGTCGAAAGATCGATCGATGATTTTATCAAATTCATACAAAGCGATTTCTTTGGTCTTTGATATTCTCTGCTCGGAATAGGTAAAATATATTTTATCGACGGGATCTTTGTCAAGGCGTACTTTCCCATGGTTTATAGCATTTCTAATATTGACATCTATATTTCCTGCTAGTTGTGTGTAGCCATTGGAAGATATAGCATTTACTAATTGTCCGAGCGTATTTTGTGTAGAATAATCTTTCCCGATTCCTTGTCCAGTTAAGATAGCGATGACTCTTAAAAAGTTTGACAAACAACTTTCAAGAATTGACGTATAGGTAGGAAGTCTGTATAGTCTTGTTTTTAATTCTTGTGAAAGATTGAAATTTCCTAAATCACAAATAGTTTCTGAAATTTGACAAAAAGCATTGTATCCCATTGAAAAATAATTAAAAGTTTCTTCGTCTATTTTTAATTGAGAACTATGCGCTTGATACAGGGACTCCAGCAAAGAGGATACTTCAGTATAGACGTTTTTATCCCAATAAGAGCAAGGTTCGGTATGTATCATTCTATGGAATATGTATATAAATTCTTTATTAATACTGGTAATTGAAGAATCAACATTGTGTTGCACTTCCGTTAATAATACTGAAGCCTCATATTCATTATAGTATTTATAATCGCAATATGAAATAAGCAAAGTATATCCCTCCTTTGGTGTAATCATAGATATTATAGCATATAACGGTCTTCGCAACAATAGAGAACAATATGAAAAAACCTCTGGAATCAAGCAATTCCAGAGCCTTTTTGGTCGGAGTGGCGAGGCTCAAACTCGCGGCCTCCGCATCCCAAATGCGGCGCGCTATCAACTGCGCTACACCCCGATAGTTATTTAATTGTGGTCGTGTAGGTGGTCAAATCTGTGGTCAAACACATTTTTGACCGCTATTTTTTGTTTTCCAAACCGCCCGAAATCCGCACAGTTAAAGGGCTTTCGGCGGTTTTCGCTTTCGTGCGGTGCGAACACCGTCTATGCTCCCAAAGTAGGCGCGCTACCACCTGCGCTACACCTCGATACTGCTATTATCTGAATACAGCTTAAATATTATAGCATAATAAATCCCTCTTGTCAACTGCTTCAATTTGATTTTCATTTATGATTGTTGGGTTATCAATAAGGCTTGCATCCCCACCGTAGATTTTATTCCTTTTATCGGTTTTCGGGTCAATGGTGGATTTATCGAATACAAGCGATATTTCGCCGTAATTGTCGTGTCCCATATCAGCTTTTGTGACTGCTATTGAGGGCATCGGGAAACCACCGAGCTTCAGTGACTTGGCGAGCTTATCGGTATAGATATTGTGAACTGCTATAAGGTCGTTCTTTTCCTCGACAAGTTCAGAAAGGGAAAATTTTAATTTGCTTTCTGTTTCAGATTGTTCAGTTTCTTCAGAAAGTCCACTTCCGGAAGATTTTCCTCCACTAACACGTTCACCTCGTCCAGTAGATTTTTTGAGCCTATAATATCTGCCGCTTTGAGGACTGAATCTTTTGAATATCTGTCCATCATCAAATTTATTGTTTTGTAATAAAGCCTCGATTTCTCTTTGCGTGTATCCATCTCTTACTCCTTTCGCAATTATAACCGCTGGATCTTCGTTTTCGCTATGAATATTATAATCGTAATTTTCTATCTGATAAACTTCTGTTATTTGAAAGTCAAATCCATCGTCAGATAAATTATAACATACAATCTTAATTTTGTACACATCGTTTTTATTCGTTACACGAATAGCACAATCTTCAATTATTGCACTTGTATCGCCGTTCATAAATGCAGCTGTTGCACGCTTGTATTCTTCTTTTGTCAAAGCGTTTTTTTCTGCTTTTGAATATTTCACCCCACCGCTACTCTCCGTATCGGTGTTTTCTTTTACGCTGGTCATCTTAGCATGATTATCAACCGCCGCTGTCAAGGCGTCTCTCCACAGATTTTCAATCTTTTCAAGTGCCTTTACATCTTCGGATATCCGAGAGAAGAAGAACGTGCTGTAAGTGTACTCGATAAAATTTTTCTGAAATAATTCGTGTAATTTTCGTGTAGCAAAAAATAAACCGCATAACAATGCGGTTTAAACGGTATTTGGCTGGGATAGCGGGATTTGAACCCACGAGTGACGGAGTCAAAGTCCGTTAAAATCACTGAAATTGTGTTATTTCACTTTTTTATAACGCCTGTAAAATTGTCAAAAATCATACAAATGGCGTAATTATTGTCCAACAAAAAATCCCCCGACAGAGCCTTTTTGCTCCGCCGGGGGATAACTATTGTACTTATTTTTTCAGATACTTAACGTCTATCGGCGACTGTATGTCAAAAACGCCCGTAGTATCCTTACCGAGTACAGCACGATTGCCGACAACTTCATCGACAATCCACGTTTTTTCAAGCAGCCAGCCTGTAAGGACTTTTGTGCCGCCGTACCAGGTTGCTCCCTGCTTTATCTGCACACGGTCGCCCTTGCTGATTTTAGTGTGTGTGGAAACTGTCGATGTTTTCTTGCCAAGCATTCTGTTAACTTCTGCCTGCACAGCCGTGTAATTATAGCCGGCAGCAGTCAATCTCTGCTTGCGTTTCACGCCGTTACCCCACGATCCCCTTATTACTTCTTTAGCTATCTCAGTATTTGATTTCTTTGAAGCAGAGGTTGTAACGGTCTTTACACCGAGCTGAGCATTGACTTCGTTGGCGATTTTACCGAGTCTGCTGTATATGTACTCGCCCGGACAGGATTTGCCGGAGTTAAACCATCTGTGTACGGTCATATTCTGCTTGTTGACCTGTCCGATGAGTGATTTATCAGCTTTCCACATTAGCTTTTTAATTCCGTTTCTCTTGCATATATCCACGCAGAGTTTAATCAGTGACTTGTACACCTTGTCATTGATAGCATATGGCTCGTAACTGTCACTTGCGCACTCTATCGTGATAGCTCTATTGTCATTGCTTGCACTTGAGGAACACCAGGAACGGTCTTTTTCCTCAACGTACATTGCAATTTTGCCATCATATCCGATACCGTAATTTGACGAAGCCTCTTTCGTCTGAAAGAGTTCACCGAGCGGTTCGACCGCACACTGACCTACAACACAATGAATTGTTATAGTATCTATCTTGTGGTTTCTGGGGCTGTTTCTGTGAGGACTTATCCTCGTGTAACTGATTAACGAACTATTACTCATATTATTCTTCCTCGCTTTCGCTTTTCTCTGTGCTGTCGCCCTTGAGCTTCAGCTGCTTTAACACTTCAAGCATTTTTTTCGGTATCGGTATGCCAAGTCCTGCGGCATTTTCCACAAGCGATATGCCCTCGTTTGCAATAAAAAACATCGTTACTGCTGACTGCAATACCGGTGTACTATTCAGCACATGCGCATCCAGGACGTGTGCAACCCCTACAAGCATTAAAATCAATATTTTCTTGACTATGCCTTTAAAGCCGATCTCGCTTGACACGTCTTTTCTGACAATCGCACACGCAACACCGGATATGTAGTCAAGCGCCATGCACACGATCAAAGCGGCAAGCAAGGGCGTAAAATCGCCCCATATCCACCCTATCACGCCACCGATAGTCGCAACTATCACTCCAAAAACACTACTTAACTTTTCCATAATTTTTCCTTTCCGCCTATTCGGCTAAAAAATCTTCTATTGCTATCATCTCGGCGGGTGTCAGAGCGACATTCGTCGAGAGAATATCAATTTTTTCGGGTATATCAACATCAATGTTGAGCAGTTCCTCAAGCTCCCCATTGCAGACATCTACGTTTTCAGGGCGGATAACGTACTTCTCGCCGTCCTGTTCGCCGTATTTCTGCAAGAGCTTCTGCCTCTGCTCATTGTACAGCTTAGTTTCTTCGTCGATACGCCTTGCCAGCTTTGCGACATCATACGACTGTATGACGGGCAGTTCCTTGCTCATCAGCTTGCTTATGACGGGGATTGCATTTACTACAGTTGATAACTTCATAGCTTCTCCTTACTCTGCGTCCTGGGCGGTATATACGGCAGTCTGGAACTCCGTATAATCCGCTCTGACTGTGGTTTTGTTTTCTTCGTACAGTTCGGCGTTCGATACTGTCATGCTCATTGTTACGGTCTTGTCCGTTCTTATGGTAGCGCTGAAATACGCTACGGTCTGTTCGTTGCCCTCTCCGTCAGTGATATAGCTTGTACCGTCAAACTGTGTAGTTTTGTTACTTCTAAGCATAATTAACTCCTTTCGCTTAGTGCTTTTCTTAATCTTTTTATCTCATTCCACATCAGCGGAATAAACTGCTCATACGCAAGTGCGTATTGACTGCCATCGCCGTTTATATCGCAGAATCCTGCGAAATCGTCTGTCGAAAGCCCGCATTTTTGCAATGCTGTAAGCACATCCTGTGCAATAAAGCCGTAGTTCTTGGCAGTTGAATTGCTACCGTTATAGAAAAATGACTTTCCGTCAAGATAATCAAAAAGGTTTTCAGATTTGCTCGGCAAGTCGGCTATGTGGTTTTTCATACGGGCGTCGGATGAAACGGATATGGTGCTTGAAGATGTCAGCGATGAACCTATCAACTGCAACGACTGTGTACTGTTGCCGATTTTCACAAAATCAGCGCTGGTGATACCTGTTGTTTGCTGACGCACACACGCATGAGCTCCATCGGTGCCCAAGTTAAAATGCAAGGGCATATACAATCTAACTATAGTATTGCTATATGATAACGATGCCATTGGTGTAATAGTATTATTATCGCTCGGACGGCTGAACTCTATTTTGTTACTTTTGCCGCAGATCAGTCGTGTAGTACCCGAAATGTCGGTACTTCCGACGTGAAAGTGATTTGCAGTCGTAAGTGCTACAAGCCGTACAATATTACCATCAGTATCTCGGCTGTTAGTGTAAGATCCGTTAGCGGTAATCATTCCGCTTTCGTTAAACATTACATAGCAATCACGGTTTTTTTGTAGAGCCGCACTCCCTCTGGATTCTGCTATTAAATACAGTTCTCCGAGACTATTACTGATAGCAGTACCACCAAAAAACGGATAAATTGATGTTGCAGTTGCAGTACGGGTTCCGTTTTCCAGCAATTCGATATTTATTCGTCCGTCTGATAGTGTTATCAGCCCTGTACTACTTTGTGCATAAAAAGCTCCATTGCTCAAATCCCATTTTGACCCTCTGATAAACTCCGAGTAATTAGCGCTCTTTATTACTCCGCCCACAATCACATCACCTTTGATTTCGGTATCCGCAATAATCTTCAAAGCCTCGCTTGTCAGCTTCATACTGCTTGCCGATGTTCCCGATTTCACAAGCCACGATATTTTGTCAGCCTTCTGCTCTACGGCGGAAACCTTCTGCGTTACGCTGTCGTTTGTCGCATATGTGCTTTCAACAGTTGCCTTAAATCCACCTACCGTCTGCTCAAGGCTTGACTGCTTGCTTGATAACGATGTTATTTCGGCTGTGGTATCCTCAGGAGCAGGCGACCAGTCCGTAGCCTTAGTGCCTTTTTCGAGCTTGATATTGCAAGCCTCAATCATGCCGTTTTTATCAAGCGCAAGTGCCACGCATTCGAGTTTTGCTATGTCGCTGTCATTTATCGTCCACGTCTTCTCGTAATATATCCACTTATCCTTTTCTGTCTGACTGCTCACCGTCAGCGACAGGGCATACAGCTTTTTATCATCTGCCGAGCGAAATCTTGCCATTACATACCCGCTTGCGTCAAGCTCGACATCGCTTCTGACCTTTATCCACGCCGACAGAGTGTAACTTGCGCCAACCTCGAAATCTGTCAGAAAGTGCCTCTTGTTCGTGCCAAAATATCGTGCATTGCCGGAATAGCCGGTTCTGGATATTGCAAGGCTATTTCCTGATATTCCGCCATCAACCGTTATTATAGTGTTACCGCTCCAGCCGTTTTTGATGTTCCCCGTGCTGTCATACAGCAGATTTCTTCCACCTATCTGTATACTGTCAACCGCCGACTTCGTGGCGTATGTTTCTGACACTGTTGTCCGAAAGCCCGACAGGTCGCTTTCCAGTGCAGAAGTACGGGTGCCGATACTGCCTATGCTTGCAGTCAGCTCCGTGAATTTTGCATTTATCGTCTGAGATGTTCCGTCTATGACGACCTTACTTGTATTAAGATAGGTGCTGTTATCGGCGTTGATACCGTCAATAACGCTCGAAATGTCCAGCTTACTGCCACTGATATGTGCGTCATCTGCCACCATATCATTTTTGATAATACCGCTCTTTATCCCGTCCTCGTGAAGTCCGTCATAAGAAGTAAACATTATCTTTCCGTTTGCATCGGTAACATAAATGCCATAGTCGGATTTACCGTCCTCGCCTATCTGGACACGGACGGTATTATTTACGTCCTTGATCTGTATTGTGTTTCCGACTATCTGCAATTTTCCGCTGCTTGATTTTATCGTAAAATCATCGGTTTCGATGGTCTTTGACCGGAAGTTTGCGGCCGTAAGGTCCTTTATCAGCGCAGTTGCTATTTCCGCATTTTCGGCAGTCAGCTTTATAGATGTCAGTTCACCGGTACCGGCTTTACCCGACAGCAGAACATCTATGTTTGCAACATCGGATTTCAGCGTTTTAAGCGTTGCCGTATCGGCTACAAGCGTATCTATATCCGCTTTCTTCGCATACAGTTGTTCAACATCTGCTTTCTTAGCTGTCAGATTGTCAATCGTGGCTATCTGTGCGGAAAGCTCGGTAATATCAGCCTTTGCGGCATAGACGTTTTCGAGATTAGCTATCTGTGCATTAAGCTCTGTGATATCCGCTTTTTCAAGCAATGCCTGCTTGGCGCTGATTATATCTGCTGTTATTCGTTCCGCCTGCTTCTGAGCAGGCGACTTATAGCTTTCGCCGCTGTCCGCAGATTGTTCTGTGGCGGGCGCTTCTATTGTCATAGACAGGCCGCCGTTATATGCCACGGAAATAGTAGCGGCAGGAATTTTCACAGTTTCTCCGCCGTAGGTTATGCTCAGCATATCCCACGCATCTATCAGCATATTGCCAAGTCTTAACGGGATTTCACCCGTGCGGTATTTAAATCCGTTTAATGACTTCTGCACCGTGTTCAGCTGATTTTGAGTCATAAACAAGCAATCGTATGTTATCGCAGTACCCGTGCCGGCTGTAAAATCCCCACACACCACACGGCCGACTGTAATATCATCGGTAGCAACTGTTGGTGTGTCATAACAAAAATCGGACAATTGTACCGCCGTAGTATCAAACCACTTGAAAATTATCTTGCCGGTACGGTCACAAATGGCGAATTTGCCGTACAGCCCTGCGATATATCCGATTATTTCACGGCAGGTATAGCCCTTAGGCTTGTCCTTTATCGTTACCGCCGTAAGCCCCGAAGTATTAAAGGCAACGCCGCACTTTGTCGCTATCTCAGACAGCATTTTCAGCGTTGTGGACGGATACGACAGGCGAGAAAAATAGCCTTTTTCCGTCTTTGCCATGTTATCCTCAAGCGTTACCGACAACCGTTCTCCGCTTTTCTCGATTTTCTTTACCGTAAGCACTCCCTGCGGTGCGTATTCGCCGTTCACGCCAAAATACAACGTGCAAGCGCTTCCCTTTCTGACCGTCGCAGGAAGTGCCGACAGCTCGACTTTTGCGTTTGCTATGACAGTTCCGCCCGGCACTATGCTCTCACTGCACGATCCGCCCGAATAGCTTACGCTGAACAGATCGTTCACCGTTACATTATTACCGAAATCCAGCTTGCAGCAGTAGACAGGCTCAGCACCATTAACGGCTGACAGAAAATCATCCGAAACATTTGTATACAAGCTATCACCTACCTTTCTATCAGATTTATTGACACACTCTTGTAATAATAGCCGCTTCCTGCATACAGCTTACCTGTGGCGGTAAGATCTGTACTGTATGCGGTTATCTCCTTATATTCGCCGTCATAGTCGAATTTTACGGCAAAATAATCGGGTTTATTCTCAAACAGATTACGCAGGCTCTTCACCTGCGCTTCTGTGAGAAAAGACCATTTAAGCTCTATCTTGTATTTCCAGCAAAGTATGCTTCCGACGGTTGTTCCTGCGGCATTTCTGCCGGTGTTTGGTTCCCACGTCTTGCATCGTGTGGCATTATAGCCGTCAATATCGGGCGGCGGGAGCAGAACACCCTTAACCCATATCAGATTTTTAGCCAAGTGCATTTACCCCCGTTCTGTATGTATTCTCCTTGTTCAGACGTACTATCAACCGGTAAAGCGTTTTACCGTCAACCTCACCCTTAGCGATAAGATTAAGACCTTTCAGAAACTCCAGTATCTCACGGAGCAGAAGTACGACTTCCGTCATATCTCCGCCTTCGCCGATTATGTCCTTGAGCTTTGACAGAGGCGCAATTACCTCTGGGTCTGTTCCTGCATTACGGTTATCACCGACCATTGCAAGCGTAGGCGCATACGCAAGACCGCCCTTTGCAAGTTTAGGTATCAGCGGAGGGTTTTCAGGCATTGAGAAATGCCAGTCCTGACCGAACAAATCGCCTATTGCGCCTGCCACACCGCCGATAGCGTCAACTATACCCTTTACTACAGTGTAGATACCCGTCCAGAGCATATTAATACCGTCGATTATCAGATTGATAACTCCTTTGATCACGCCCCAGATTGTGTTCCAGATACCGCTGAAAAAGTTGCATATTCCCTGCCAAGCCTTATTCCAGTCGCCTGAAAATACACCTGTTATAAAGTCTATCAGTCCGCCGAAGGTCTTAATAATACCACCGATTATATCGCCGATAGCGGTAAATACAGTGTCAAAAACGCCTTTGACCGCCGCCAGTACATTTTTTATCGTGGGCCCCAACGTTTTCACGAACCAATCGACAAACGGCTTTAGAAAATTCCATACTGCTTTTACGCAATCCACGATTTTTGCGACAACGGCAACGACCTTTACATAGACAGGCTTTATTGCTTTGTCCCACAGGGATTTTATAAGGTCACATACCCACTGTATAACGGGCTGTATCCACTCTTTATAGACCGTCAGCACTGTATCACCGACTGAAGTTATAAGCGACTGAATAGCTTCCATCATCGGTTCGCCATACTGCGACCATAGCTTTGCCGAGGTTATCCACAAATCGCTCCATACGCCCTGCAAGGTTGTCAGTATCGGCATAACACCGGTTACAAAAACCTCGTCGAATATTGTCTTGACGGTTTCAAAGAGCGTCGTCATAACCTCTGCGGTCGCCGTCCACTGATCTGTCAGCAACGGTAACACGGTTGTTATCATTGTGTTCAGCGAAGGGAAAATAACGTTATCCCACAGCTGACCGAACACAAGATTAAACGTATCTCCAAGCCCTGAAGCTATCGTACCTATTGACTTAAACGCTGTCTGAAGCGCCGGAGTCAGATTATTTGTAAAATAGTTCTTGAACGGCTCGGCAAGAGTTGCCATATCACTCCAGGCCTTGCTCATATTATCCTTGAAGCCCTCTATAACGGGTGCGAATTTTTTGCCTATCTCTGCAAATATCGGAGCAAAATTTGTATCGAAATACTTTTTGACGTTTGCAAACTGCTTTTTCAACAGAGCAAACCCCTTTTTAATCTGCTCACGAATCTTATTTCCGATACCCTCGGCTGTCTTATCGCCCTCGCTGTCAAGTTCTGCAAGGTTTGAAGCATTGCTGTCACTGTTGTTATCAGAAGCAACATTCATTTCATCAAAGCCCGCAAGAAAGCGGCTGTTTTCCTTAGCCTTTTTTCCGACGGCTTCGACCTTTTTTGCCGCTTCAAGCGACTTTTTATACGTTGTGCCGAACAGCCCCGAAATAAAGCTCGCTATAGCTTTTGTTGCTGTGGCAAGTCCGGATGCCAATGTATTAAGCGCCGGCATGATAGCGTTTACTATAGGTGTAAACGCTACCTGAAGATTGCCCTTTATTTGCTTTACACTTGCGTCAAACTCCTTGTTTGCACTCGTAGCATTTTCAATAACGGTTCTTACGCCACGAAATACGGCATAAAGCCCAGCCATAAGGAAAGTAGACTTCAAAGCGGATTTCACACTTTTCCCTATTCCTCCGAGAGCCTTTCCGAAGCCGTTCGCAGATGTTCTTGCTTTTCCGAACGACCTTTGAGCGGTTGTGCCTATCTTTTTAACAGGCTTGATAACGGAATTGTTTACCGAGCTTTCAACCTTTTTTGCCGAGCTGTTTACATTGTCCGCAAGCTTATCAACCTTCGCCGCAGTTTTATCAATTGCGGGAGAAGGCTCAGCCGCCTTATCTATCTTGGCTTTAGTAGCTTCGGACTGCTGCTGCAGTTTCAGCATACTTGTTTCAACGGCGTTTATTTTTTCTATTACGGCATTGCCCTTTTCGCCTGCCATGTCTTTATCAGACAATGCCGCCATTTCTCTGTTAAGCTGTTTCCACTTTTCCTGTGCAAGCTCTATCTTTTCGTTAGTCAGCTCAAGACTTTTGTTCAGACGGTCGATAGGTTCGGAAGGAATTTCAAAACTGCCGACATCAATTTCGGGGAGCTCCTCTTTTTCTTTGGACTTCTTCTTATCGCTTTTCGGCTGATAGTTGTTCACGAAATCCATAGCTTCTTTGCTATAACCGGGTCCGAACTCATACTTGTTATTTATCGCTTTGCCAAGACTTTCTGCTTCCTTTTCCGCTTCCTTTACAGGCTCAACAAGCGCCTTTTCCAGCGTTTCGGAAGCCTTTTCGGCACTTTCGGATATAGAGCTTTCAAGCGTCTTTCCTACCTCTTCGGCGGGCTTTTCGACCTTCTGCACAGCCTTTTCAACGCTCTGCGTCACGGCCTTTTCTACAGCCTTGCCGACTTCCTCAACAGGCTTTACAGCCTTATCAGCGGCTTTTGCCACACTGTCGGTAAGTGCCTTTTCGGCGGTTTCACCGACCTTATCCCACTGTGCCTGTATGCTTTTCTGTAAAGCCGAAAGCTGTTTGTCAAGCTCTGCGTCTATTATCAGCGACAGGCTGATAGTGCCTACTGACGCACCGTTTCCGTCAGCCATTTACTCACCTCCCCCGAATGCCCTTTTTATCATCATTTCAAGAGCCGTTAAATCGCTCTGTATCTGTTTTGGAGTTTTCTCCGCAAGCTGTTTCTTCGCTCTGAATGCCGCCCACTCCCGCCGTATGCGGTTTTCATACGGCGAAAAGTGTTTGAGCATCTCCTTGTTATTCTCGCTTCGTATCCGCACTGTCTGACCGAGCGGAGTATCATTCATAATGCCGGATACAAGGCTCAGCCAGTCAGAATAGTGCAGATCGTCCTGCTCGGACGGCAGTATGTGATACTGTTTTGCTATCGACTGCCGTATCAGCTCACGGTCATACTCGACATCGTACCAGACTTCATTACTCGTGAAATCGCTCGGTATCTTCCTGTCCCGTCATAGCGGAAATAACTATCTCAGACAGCTTCTGATATGCCGCCCACGGCATATTCATTTCGCTTATCTCCTTAGCGGCGGCAGGCTCGAATGCCAGCTTGAACATCTCGTCAATCTTTTCAATGTCCTTCTTATCGCCGTTATTGTAAAGCGCCATTACCTTCTTGACCGTCTTTTCACGATCGTCTACCTTGTAGACCTTTTCTCCGATGCGTATTTCGGGAACGCCTGCGAGTAACTTTTCATCAAGTGTATACATCTTAGCCATTGTATTTATCTCCTTTACTGTGCGTCTGTAAATGTGGGCTTGCCGTCCGACATAATATCAAATGCAAGAGGTGCAACCGCTGTGGAGTCGCCCGATTCCCACTCCGTCACGTTTATAACGCACGGTATTGTCAGCGTTGCGCCGCTGGGGAACGTCCACACTACAGTTGTGTGGCTGTCTGCGCCTGTCTTAAGTGCAAGTCCTGCAACATAATCGTTGCCTGCGTCACCGATGTTTCTCTTGCCGGATACGCTGACGGTCAGCGCCTTACCTGTCACAAGTCTTCTTGTCCAGCCTTCCTGATCGAACGGCTTCCACTCCTCGACATTGCCGTCAATGGAAACCGAAAAGCTCTCCATATCGGCAATAGTTACAAGATTCTCGGCTGTCGCACCTGTTCCGCCTGTCTTGTCAATCTTGAACTGATTTTCATATACGGGATATACTCCTGTTTTGTTAGCCATTGTTAATTACTCCTTTCGTAATAAACCGTCACATCAATAACGTACTCGCAGATACCTCTTTCATCTCTGCCTGCGTTATGCGCCTCACTGCAACTCAAAAAGCCGACCGTGTGCCCCCCGGCAACATAGCCGTGTACATCGGTCAGCTTATCAAGTATTTCGTTTGCCGCACTCTCGGCTGTTGTCGGATTGTCCGTCCAGTGTATCAGTACGCTGATGTGCTTTTCAAGTGTTTTCGTGCAAGGCTTACCGCCTATGCTGATTTTCTTAGGATAGGTGTTTTTTGACGCATACACGCCGATACACTTATCCTTATTTGCGTCTATACAGCCTGCGTATACATTCTCTATGCCGAGAACATCAGCAAGCATATCGGCTGTTTCAAGTAACGTCATATGCCTGTTTTTCCCTTAAATATTTTTGTGAACGAGTTTTTGACAAAATCCTTTTTGTCACCTGTTATGTACGGCTCAAGCCAGTGATCAGTCCTGCCGTTGCGGAATTTCAACTTTTTGTCGGTCACTTCTTTCTTTATACCGCTCTTTGCCCAAGCACTTTTGGTATTTGGGTCGATCATCAGCTTGCCATAGTAGAGATACCGAGAGTATAAAGCACTGTGGTCAATCGTGGCGATGACAGTATTACCGCTTTTTTCCGAACGAACAAATATGCCGTTGATGAGGTCGCCCTGGTCAAGCGGTGCTGTGTTCTGTACTTCGGTAACCACCTGCTCCATCGCCGCTTGCGCACTGTCAAGCACTGCTTTTTCAATCTTTGCTATTGCAGCCTTATCAAGCTTTACGGTTACTTTTATCACTATATCAGCTCCAGTCTTGTGTAATTTACCGTCCCGTCGGGGTTTTTAGCCTTTTCCGAGCCGTATATCTTGTACTCTCTGCCACCTATCTCCACAGCTCCGTCAACTATCGGGCTGTCCGGGGCAATATCCCCGCAGAAAAGAGCCTCGCCAGACAGCGTTATAAGCTGTTTTTCTGCGGATAATTTCTGCCGTGCTTTTTCCGAATGGAAGCATTTACCCTCAAATATGGCCGTCCGTTTCTTTGAACCGTCACGGTTAAGTCCGTCTGTACGATAAACGGTACAAGATGTTGTACAAACCCTTTCGGGTACAAGTTTCGGATATTTCATTATAACCCCCTGTAGCAAAGGCCTGTCTGCAACAGCGTGTTGTAAACCTGCCGTGTTGTAGTGACACCGCAGTAATTTATAATCTTCGAGCTGTCAAAGGACATTGACACACCGCTGATACTATAGGAACTTAGCGGACTGTCAAGCAGCTCAGCATTGTCAAAAACAAATGCTGTCTGCTGTGACAGTGCCAGCCTTACCTTATCCTGCTGAAACGCTGTCAGATTGTCGAATCCTATAGCCGTTATGCGGTTGAAGGTCAGTGTGTCGATGTCGCTCTCCGCCCTGTTTTCAAGAGCGTTGTACTGCTGTTCGGTTATTGAGCTATCGGGGCATAAGGTCTGAAATTCCGCAAAAGTGAGGTACATTAAGCCTCACCCTTTTTTGTCTTTGCCGCCCTTACCTGAGCAAGCTCATCACGGAGCTTTGCTATCTCCGCCTGAGCCTTTTCATATTCGGCATACGGCACGGTAGCCTGCGGAGAATGCTCCACAGCCCCGTTATCGCCGATTATGTCATACCCCTGTGCAAGATATGACTTCTTCTCGGCTTCCGTGATAGTATACTGCTTGTTTGCCTTTACTGCTACCATAGTTACCTCCTTAGTATGTTACGACTATAGCCTTTGCGTTGCCGGGAGCGGTATTGAATGTTATCACGCCCGATGACTTGTCATAGCTGTAGTCTGTTGTCGCTGTACCGTCTACAGTTACGCCGATGAGCTTTTCGGGCTTGTCGGTCACTGTGAATGCAGTTGTCGAGCCGTTACCTGTGAATATCTGCGTCAGAGCAGATACATTCATGATACAGCCGTCAACAAACAGGTGATCTATCGCAAATGTACCGTTGTACTTGCGGTTCTGGTACAGATAGTTGTCTGCCGTTCTGCTGTCAGAGCCGGGAGCAAACAGATGTATATATGCGTACTTATCTCTTGACACCTGACATTCGGGGTCAATGAGGATGTAGTTTATCTGCTTTGCGCCGACACCGGGCTTACAGCCGTCCGTGAAATCGTACACGGTCTTGAAACGAGCTGAGGGAACTGTAACGATATTGCCTATATCGTCAACGGAATGGATACGTCTGTCGATACCGCCGCCGCTCTTGATGTCGAGCGTTCTCTGAATACCCTCTGCGTTCTTGAGTATCGTCTTATAGTCTGCGGTGACATAGAGTATCATTCTGTCAAGAGGCACGCCCTTATCTTCAAGTGTCTTGAGGTTCTCGTCAAAGTCCTTGAGGACATTCTCAATCGTGAGCTTGTCGTGCTTTATTGTTGCACCCACTCTTACAGCCTCGGCATACAGCTTTGAGAATGTATAGCTGTCGTGTTCGGGGATTGCCTGCGTCCTGTCGAAACGGCTCTGAATGTTTGCCAGTGATACAACGGTATCGGTTTCGTCAAAGTCCATAGGATCTACTACGAACTCGATAGAACGGTCGTGATCGAGCGTCTTTGTTTCGTAGTTGTTCTCGTATGTACCCTGAGGGAAGCCGAGCGATGCTCTTGTGTGGTCCTTATAGCCGGATACCGACAGAGTGGGTATCTTGATTGTTTTTCCGCCTCTGAGCTGAATATCGGAATTTGAGTGATAGAGAGCGTCGGCCTTTGATTCCTGACCGTAAAGCTCTCTGAGCTGATTGGTATACTGTTCAGCATAGTTGATTGTGTTTGACATTTTTACACCTTACCTTTCTTACTTCTTTTTCTTGATACCGAATGCGTTATCAAGTCTGCTGTTGTCGGGCTTTTCTTCCTTGTCGGAACTGCCTGCTCCGACTTTGAATCCGCCCTGCTTCTTGCTGTCGCCCACGTCAGCCTTCATATCGGGATATTTCTTGACTACTGCCGACAGTGCCGAGTTGATGTCCTCATTCTTGCCAGACTTGACGTAGCTTTCGGCTATTGCCACAGCATCGTCCATACAGTCGGGCTTTACACCGAGCGACATTGCGGCTATCTGTGTTTTCAGCCTTAAAATCTCCTCGTCCTTTGCATCAGGGACGGCGGACGCAGGCTCAGATTCGGGCTTATCCGCCTTTTCTTCGGGCTTATCGTCCTTCTTGTCCTCTTCCTTGCTCTCATCGGGCGTCTCTGCTGTGCCGTTATCGTCCGTCTGCTTGTTTTCGGCGGGCTTCTCTTCGGGCTTGGGCTCGTCCTTCTGCTCCGCTGCGGGAGTGGGCTTCTTCTCCTCTTCGGGAGTTTTCTTTTCGGTTTCCATTGCTTTACCTCGCTTTCTTTGATTTTGGGTATAAAAATACCGCCCTTTTTAAGAGCGGTAAAATTATTAAGTTTGGTTCTGATTTGTGCCGAACTTTGCAAAAAACGGCTGTTTTTGTGAAGTTTGCGTTCAAACCAAGTGCAATCAATTGCACACGGGTATAAGAAAACCGCTCACTGCTGTGGGCGGTCTTATGAGTTCATTTTTTCTTCCCAGTCTTTTCGACTTTCTTCGTCCCAGTCTTCATCAACAGTTTCTTGGGCTTTTTCCATATCATCTAAAACTTTTTCGATTAACTCGTCAGAAATTATTACTTTAGTCTTGCCTTTCATATTATCACCTCTAACACTATTTTATTATTGCGGATTTTTAAAATTCGATATTTCAAATTCTTGTCGAATAAAAACTCTCTCTGATTCTGGTATTTGCTCAATAATTCAATATACGCACCCTTGCTTCCTTTTTTAGCTATTATCACGATGTTGTAATCACCTTTAAGCGTTCTCGATGAAACAACCGATGTGCTGATAAATTGCTTGGGCTCATATATATCGCCAACCTTCATTTCTTCCACAGGATTGTGTTTGACAGATCGGTAACAGATAATGTCGTGCTTTAACTCAAACTTTGCTATCGCACCCGATATAACATCGGAATAATATTTCAAAGTGTCATCTTCGGGAATATCCCCACGAAGCATTGAATTAAGCCTTGCATAGAACTTATCGTCTTTGGGATCTCCGCTGTTCTTCGTGTACTTCTTGATTGCTCTGATTTCTTCGGGGGACAGACGGTTAATCCATTCATTTGAATCCTCACGCAGTACAGGAACAACAGTATCTGCCGACAACGGTTCGAAATCTGTTTCTTCTATTATATCACTTTCATCCGAATTGTCAACAGTATCGTCTGTAAAATTCTGTACGCTTTCTTCGCTGTCTGCCGTTGCTTCGACAGGCTGTTTTACAGTTTCCTGTACGTTTTCTGTCGTTTCAGCAGTTTCATCGGCTTCATCAGACACAACCGCAGTCGGCGTATCGTCTGTGTCTTCGTTGCTCTGAACAGGCTTTATAGGCTCAGGCTGTACAAAATTCATTGTGTTTTCGTTATTTTCCGGCTTAGAAACGTTATTTTCCGGCTCGGAAATGTTATTATCCGGCTGAGGAATATTAGGCTCTTTATTTGTCGGAACAGGATTTTTGCTTTCGGTATCGGTAGCTTTAACAGGCGCTTCTTCCGTTCTCGGTGCTTCCTGCTTCGGCTCACCCTTACCGCTGTAGATCTTCTCCCTTGAATAATCTCTGCGAAGAACATCGTCGTGCTCTTTGATAAATTCTCTGAGCTTGCCTTGCTCCTCTCGGAGCTTACGCTTATACTCCTTGACCTTCTTCTCGTCCTGCGTGCCCTCAACCTTGCGTTTGAGTGCTCTTATCTTGCGCTCCATAGCACGTTGCTTTTCTTCGAGTGCTCGCTGTTCCCGTATCTTCTCGGCAGGAATCGGCTTTGGTATCTTTGTAAGCCCC